TGTTTGCTTGATTCGTTCCACTGACATCACCATCTATTGCAAGGATATCTCCTTGTAGGGTGATAGTAGATCCATTATTTACCAATCCGGTTCCCAAAAGTGGATTATTAACTGCTGCAACTGACAATGTAGTTGTGGGAACAATGCTCAACGGAATTCCTTCCACAACAGGAGTCGTAGCTTGTCTATTCTTATGAACAAAGTAATCAAGTTCAAGTACTTCAAAGGATGGTCTAAATCTAAACGGTTCTGACACATCCGTTCTCAAAATTGGTGGTGTGACTTGTTCGATCAAAACCTTAAACCACTTTTCTTCTCTTGATTTCATAAAATCTCGATCGCAGAACGGAACTAAGAAATACATGACAGGACACTTAGCCAAATTGTATGTTACGCCCTGTCGATTGAATGCAGAATCGTCGGTTGCTGAAGTTGATGTCAAAGCAACTTTGATCAATTGGGAAAAACCAAGAGGAGGACGAGAGTCAATACGCAAAAGGCACATTTTAGCTCTATGATATTGGAAAATATCCATTAAAACTTCTGCTTTTGGGGCAATGTCCTTCAATGTTGGTGACAAGACCACTCTAGGCTGCGTTCCATTGAGATAAACTGGATCAAGCAACTGAAAATGCTTAATGTTATCAGGTAAGCTCATAGCAACATCCATTACAGTTGGAATGTGCTTGGGCAGAAGACCATGTGATTGACCAAGATCAAATGCATAAACACGACCATCTGCACTCATAACTTTAACTGGTGGGCCAAAATCAGATTGGACACCCTCGAACTGAACATCGGTTTCTGGATTGACCTCTGCAGGAGAATAATTTCCATAGTTTAACCCCAAGTTATAAAGGGCTTCTCCTTTCTGTTGGATAAATTTCTTTACATTGTCCATGACTGACATTAACGATTTGTCAAGTGACTCTGTAATATTCTCGCTTTCAAAGCTGTTTTCTTTTGTATAATAACGCAAACGGGTTCGACCGTTCTCAAATGTAGATTCACAATATATTTTTGTATTTTGTAAATCACTGGGTGACAAGACTCCAATTCGAAGCAAATATGATCGAAGCATATCAACATACCTATTCAGTAGAATAGGCATGATGGCTTCTCGCAATTCAGGATGATAATGTTTAAACTTATAGGTAGAAACGAATTCTCTCAACTTTTTGACAAAATTTGAGTAGTACTTTTTCCCATGTAACATAGCTTCCATAAGTTGCTCTCTAATTGTAGCTTGCCACTCTTCTATCTCTTCTTCGGTCAAACACGAATAGTTGAATACACTCTCTATAGATGTTTTATCAAGAGGAGCAATCCATATAGTAGGAAATAGTTGATAGAAGTTTCTCTTCAGGAACTGTAATTCACAGATGTTTTCAAAGTAAGGCAACTCAACGTCTGATTTATTTCCAGGTGTCACTGTTTGTCCAATTTCTGCCATAATTCGCTTATACGCATGGAAATTAAAACCCATGTCAACAGCTTCTTGAGTTAAACCCATCGCTTTGTCATCACCAAAATTCTTGTCTCTGACATATCTCATGTATGTCTGCAAACTAGTGTCTCCAGTAGTCTTTATGAACACATACCATCCATACATGAAGTTCACCAAACAGTTCAACTCAGTAGTTAACACATTTCCGGATTTGTTCCCTCTATTAGTCATAAACAATGTTTTTGAAGCACAAATGATTGTATTAATAAGTTCCTCAAAGTACACATATCTAGCATTTGCATATTCATCATTGTGTTCATAATGGCGAATCGTCTCAATAATAATCACTGCGACACCTTTGATGAACTGGGCTAACAATTTCTGGTCGAAATTCTTGTAATCAACATCCATGAAGTACTTGTATTGCTTAAACTTCGAAATAAAATCAGTTACATCAAGTGACTTCATATCTATGCCAAGACCATGAAACAATTTTTCTTGATTGGATTTGAAAGCAGCTTTCCATCGTCCAAATAAAAATCTCCCCATGAGGAAAGATTCCATTGGTGGAGCTATAAAAGCTCTTGTTGTACCATACTGCACTTTCTCCAATTTCCTGAGTTCATCTTTCAGACAAGCTTTCCAAATACTAAAAGTACGTCTGAGGTGCTTAGCTTGCTCAATTTTATTGTTGAATACACGCTTAAAATACCTTGTCAATTTGTCATCTTTCAGATAAAACCCTTCAACAAATTTATCTATCTCAGCTGTGCGATACATGTTGAGTATCCGTTTATGCTCCAAGAAATCATTCTTTGTTGTAGCTCCGAGATTAGTCCAAGGGATACCAGCAGAACTCTTTTCATTAAGCTTGTCAAAATCATCATTGAAGTACTGTCCATTTAGTGCTTCCCACATAGCTGTCCTACTATTGTTTGAAGTTCCAATAGCAAAGCCTTGCATACAATCAATCATGTATTCTTTCAACTGATCAATCATCGTTGCCATTATTTCTCCGGGTATCTCATATGTCTTTCCAGCATAACCTGATAATTGTGTAACAAGAATAGATGGATTGCCGCGTGAGTCCTTCAACAACTTGGATGAATCTGGGACATGCGCTTCTATTAATGCTGATGGTTTCTTGGTTTCCTCAAAACACCCATAAAAAGGTGTTTTATAATGATCTGTCTTCCCCTTTACATCACAAGGTGGTTGATTCTTTTCAAGGTCTCCGTAATACGTAATGGAACCCTCAACATCCTCTGGCAAGTGAACTCCAATGTCTTCTTCAGAAATCAACGTATGGAAACTATCATATTTGTTTGGTTTAGCCCAAGTCACTTTAGGGAATCCAGTGCCTGACTGATATTCTCCTTCAGAAGCATAAGCTTTCTCAGTCAAAACGTGTAAACGCTCCAAGCTCAGAATTGCTATCAAACCAGTTGATCTGCTATCCAAACATCCATCTCTCATTGTAACCACATTAGAAGCTGAACCGATATGCATACCAATTAGTTTTCTTGTAGCACTGGGATGTAACATGACTACAGCTCCACCACAATCACCGGGTATAGTTTGGGCATTCATCATTGGAAGAGTCTGCATA